TTATGGCGACTGGGATGGCACTTTTAAAATCGCGTGGACTGATAATCCTGCTTGGGTGCTGTATGATATTGTTACTGATCCTAATTATGGCTTAGGCAACTTTATTGATTCAAGTTCAGTAGACAAGTGGACGCTATATGATATTGGCAGATACTGTGATGCTGTTGACGATGATGGCAGATTCAGAGGCGTCCCAGATGGCAAAGGTGGTCTGGAGCCAAGATATACCTGTAATATAATCTTTTATAATAAAGACGAAGCTTATAAGGTTATTCAAGACGTTGCTGCTATCTTTAAGGGAATCGTTTATTGGAATACGGAAGGCTTTTCTTTCTTCGCTGACCGCCCCAAAGAACCAGTTCTTTATTTTGGAAATGCTAACGTAAAGGATGGTCTATTCAACTATACCGAAACTGCTAGAAACAAAAGATACACCAGCGTAGAAATTGTATATAACGACAAGTATGACAACTTTAAAACTAAAATGGAGTTGGTTGAAGATATCGAAGGAATTAGAAAGTATGGAATTAACCCATTTAAGGTAAATGCGGCAGGCTGCACTTCAAGATCCGAAGCAAGAAGAATTGGTCGTTATATTCTTTGCAGTTCAATGTTTGAGGCTGACACTGTTTCTTTTATCGGTGGACTGGAAGCCGTTTACTTGCAACCCGGTGATATTTTCGCAGTCAGCGACGAGGTCAGAAATGTTGGCAAAACATTCGGCAGAATTTTAGACGTTGATGCATCAGCAAATACAATTAAAATTGATGGCGAGTTTCAAACTGGGCTAGCATCAGGTATTTATATTCACGTTCCATCAGGCAACTATGCAGTTTCTGACTTGAACTATATGACTGGTAGCGATGGCAGCTTTACTGGAACTCTTGAGCAAATCCGAGCTAGAAGGCAGAGACAGGTAAGAAAGTTTAACATTCATACTGTACAGGATGATTCTTATGGCGCGACGATAACTGTTACCGGAGATTTTCTTTTGCAATCCGCTAAAACTGAAGTTTATCAGATTGAAGGAAGAATTTCTGGCGGCGGCAGCATTACTGGAGAAACTGTACTGACTGGAGTGGCTTATGCATTTCCAGAGCATACTACTTTCAATGGCAATCCTAAATGGGATACCATAAGCTATGCTGATGTTACAGGAGTTTTTTCTCAAAATAATATTGACATTACAATTTCTGGATCTGGCGGTACGGGACAGTTAATTTCTGGAGTAGCTTCAGTACCTAACTGGACAGGAATTGTATCCACCTCCGCTGGCACTGTCACAGTAAATGGTTCTGCAAGAGGAACTCAGCCAAGTGATGGATATAGCAAAATAATGGCTCTTAATCCAGATGGAACATTTGCGGCAGAATCTAATCCTGCTACAGCTGTAATTGTTGGCACCACTCTGCAATCATTTGTTGATACTAGAAATACTGGTGACATCATTATTGTAACTTCTAGAGGCAGTGCATTCTCAAATCAAGAGACTATTGCATCTATATTCGCGAATTATGGAGCTACAGAGGTTTACAAGATTGGAGCAGATAAAGTAAGTTCTGCTACTTTAGCTTATGGATACTGTGCCGCCTTTATCAAAGGTGGGCATAGAATAATTGAAAGAGCCTCTAAAAATTTAAATGATTTTGGAACTCTAAAGTTTGAACATAGAGACTTAGCTGCTATTTCCAAGCTTCGCCCATTCTATACAATTGTGCAAGCTGACGTTGGCAATAGACAAGAATCTGTATTCCCAGAATGGGAATCAGGTAGAGCATATTCAGTTGGTAATAAAGTAAAAGTAACCGTTAGTAATGTATCTACTCCTTATATTTGCACAAGATCTCACGACAGATCTTCTGAAAACTTTAATAGCGATTATGATGCTGGGAATGCTGTAAGATCCAAATGGGCAGTCGGTAACAACTTAGGGTATTCAACTATCGGTTTCCCCAAGGATTTCTACGGATCTTCTAAAGTCTATGTTGGAGAAACCTTAACTTCTACTCATATCTCTTCAGCATTTGCAGCTATTGATATTGATGTTTATGTTGGAGGTGGAACATTGGGCCAGTCTGACATCGCAAACCTTGCAGAAAGCAACGGGCTTGGCTACAGTGGCTTAGTAATTGGAACTGGATATCCAAGAGGTTTCTACGATCTCAACGTGGATACTTTGCCAAAAAATCTGAATAGTGTTCAAGAAGGTAGCCTGTATGTTCTAAGTGGCTCTGGTGTAGAGCCAAAGCTTTACAAGACTATTGGCGTAAAGGAAGAAGAGGCTAACTTATATTCTGTGGTCGGCATTGAATACCTGAAAGAAAAGCAGGACTTCATTGAGAAAGATATTCTTGATACGTCTCCTTCTGTTTATGTACAGTCTCCCTACGATATTGTAATCAAACCAGAAGCACCATCTGCGATAACTTCAACTGGTGTGACTTTAAGCGGATCTGTGCCAACTGGATTAAATATATCTTGGCAGGCCAGCACAAGTCCGATAAGTGGTTATAAAATATATGTCAGCAGGCCAGATTATTCAACAACCTCCATAGAAAATGATGCAATAATTGAAGCTTACTTTACTCCTTCCGGCACTAATTCTGTTACGATACCAATTCGTGAAACTTGGGGTCAATTTGATGTCGATGTGTATTCTATAAGTTCGTCTGTTTATAAATTTTTATCAAACGGTGCCGCTTCAACAGGAGTAATGGTTCTTCCTCAAGCTACGGTTACTGTAGGGGGTTATACTTTAACCTCTACAATACCTACAGGATTTACCGTAGATACCGCAGATACAAAAAGCTTAGACTATGGTATTTATCATATCGGCGGTGGCACTTTAGCTGGAATAGGCAGAGGTAATTTTACTTCAAAAGATCTGACTTTTAGATGGAAATATATAGACCCAACAGGCGGCATAATTGACTCCGTCGAAAAAATGCTTGAAAATCCATTTTTAGATCTTCCGCCAGAGATATCTGTTCAAGTACTTGATGAGGGTGGACAAGCGTTAACTGAGCCTATCAAGCCATATGATAGATTTTCGTATACCATAACTCAGGACCAAAACAAAAGATTAGTTAGCAGAGAGACAACTGACTGGACTCAAGTGGAGCCCGTTCGCAATTTGGGTCTCAGAGTGGTTGTAAAAGATAATACGAAAATCGTTAAAACTGGAAACTACTACGCTTATAACGTAAGACCCAGCTATTCAAGTATTGAGGTGATCGATTCTTATCAAAACTCGCCATATTACATCTTATCTGGATTCTTTGGACACAGTACTTTTACTGGACTAGCTGTATGGGGAAGTGGCGAAAATGGAATTCTAGGCTCTGGCTTGAGAAATTTTGAAACAAATGAACTGTTAAGAAGTGAAGACCAAGAGCGCGAAATTTTATTTGAAGACATCTCTGGAGCTTTTGCAAGCGCTACTGGATTGAACGGAACAGGATCTTCTGCTGCTCCAACATATAATGGAGTAAATATTAACTACAAAGGATCTGGCACAAAAGACTTCAGAGCCTATGTGTATGCTTACGAAGACTTAATTTCAAATTATAATAAATACGGCAAAGATACTCCAATTGAAATCTGGGGCTCTGGTCACTATGTTGATTATGGATCTGGTGAGGGTAGAGAAATTCCAAGAACTCTTGGCAATCCTCTCGGCCTTTCTAATCTGTCAGAGATAACGCAAGCAAACAAAACAGGCTTTTCGGGCATAAGCTTTACTGTTTTGACAGAGCAAATCTCAAAAGGCGAAATAATATTTAATTGCTACTCTTCAATATCAAATAAAGACGTTTGGTCGGTAGATGTTTATACCGGCGACGCTTCTGATTTTGAGCCTGATATTATCGGCAATACCAATTTGTATGGAGATGTTGCTCTTTATAAGACAAGATCTTATTTAAACGAAATAAGAATTTCAGAAAAACTCGCAACAGGAGTTTGGCATTATTTTAAATTCGTTCCTTGGGACGACTTTGGACCCGGAGAGATCTCTGATGTTGTCAGCGGATATCTTGAGAGTTTGCCAGTGGAAAGACAAAACTCTTCTATAGAAAGAAGAACTGTAAATGGAGGCAGAGATCAGGATGTAGAATTTGAAGCAAGCAATTCTTCTTTGGTTGAGGGCTTCAAATACCAAATAGTGTCAATTGATGGCAATATTAATTGGACAGACATTGGAGTAACTACTAATCCCGCTGTTGGCGTCGAGTTTATTTACAACGGCGAAACAGTGACCGGAAGCGGCGGCAAAGTTAAAAGAGTCGAGATTCCTGTCCCACTTACTGAAGAAGACTTGGATAGGGCTCTTGTGGTTGATGCCATTACGCCTTCTACGCTTGTCCTTCCTGCCGATGTTACCGAAGGAACTTCAAGTTCTATTATTAACAGAGGAGACGAAAATATTTATATCGTAAACTCTGATGGAGAACAAATTTCAGTTGTCCGCCCTGGTGATCGGGCTGAGATCGTCAGGGCAGACAATGAATGGTATGATCCAAGAGGCAATAGCCTCAATATCGAAGCTTAAAACTTGATATCAAATACTGACTCATCAATCTTACTATCTACTCCCTTGACATAAGAAGAGATCTCGGTCTCCTGTGGGGCAACCTGAATCTTCTTACTGTCATAGAAGCTGTCAAGCCAGCCAGCAAGTGGATTAGACTTGGTATTATAAATTCTTTTATAACCCATTGATGTCAGTCTGTTGTCCGCAAGCCACTCAACATAGTGCTTGAGCGAATCAGACGTAAGGCCCACAAGGTTGCCCTTGGAGAATAGATAGTCGGCCCAATCCTTTTCTGACTCAACCGCCATTTTGTAAGCCTCGTAGATACGATCTTCGTTCTTCTTGACGATATCCTGAAAGCCTTCCTTTGGCTGATCGCGCAGAATCTTGAGAATGTTCTGGGTGATTGCAACGTGAAGATTCTCGTCTCGGGAAATGAGGTTGATGATCTTGGCGTTACCTTCCATCTTGCCGCGATATCCAAAGTAGAACGAGCAGGCGAAAGACACGTAAAATGTCACGCCTTCCGTAATCTGAGTCGAGAGCAAGGCTTCGAAGATCTGCTGACGAGGATCGTCACTCTTTGTGTTCAACAAAGCGTCATAGCGATTAGAGATAGCCTGTGCGCGCTTAACGATCTCCTTGTCTTCCAAGATCGAATCAAAGAACTTGGTGGCGTCTGGATGAACGTTTTGCAGGATGTAGGTATAGCTGTTGCTATGAACCGTCTCAAAGAATGACCAGACATTCATACAAATCTCAAGTTCTGGGTTACTTACGTACTTTGAGAGAGAGTTGATGCTGCGACTCAACATAGAGTCAGTCATTGTCTGAAAGCGCAGATTGCTATCGAAGACAAACTTCTCTTCAGGAGAGAGGGTCTTGTAATCTGCCGCATCCTTGGTTAGATTTACTTCCTGTGGACGCCAGAAGAAATTGATCTGCTGGTCATACAGTTCATAAAACTTGGGATATTTCAGGCGGTCATACCGCTGAATAGCCAAATCTTCGCCAAGAAATAAAGGCTGTTTAAGTGAATCGAGGTTAACTGTGTTAAGTACGGTTTTCATATTTTTATAGAGTGCAAGCTCCGCCAGCGCAGCCCTGAGTGTCGTCTTGAGCTTCTTCTGGTTGGCTTACTTGTTTTGGTTCTTGTTTAACTGTATTTAATGCAGTCTGAGTGTCGCCATCAAAGCTGTTTGTATAATAAAGATTTTTAATTCCATACTTGTAGGCGAGCATTAAATCGCCAACGAGTTCGCCTTGACTTGGAATTTTATTAGTGTAGCGAGTGGTATTGTAGTAAAGATTAGTCGAGATGCTCATATCGACGAACTTCTGAAGAGCCGCAACAACCTTGAGGTAACCAGAGTTGTTGGGCATTTCAAATGCAAGGGTATACTTGTCCTTGTTCTTCTTCATATGAGGAACAACAACCGGAATAACACCAGCCTTTGACCGCTTGTACGAGATCAGTGAACGAGGGGGCTCGATACCATTGGTAGACGACTGGATTACAGAACTGCTTTCGACAGGCATCAGCGCGGTCAGAGTGCTGTGACGCATCCCGTGCTTCTTAATATCCTTACGCAGACCCTCCCAGTCGCAATGCAGCTTCTCGGTCACAAACTCGTCGATATTCTTGCAGTAGGTATCGATTGGTAGGATTCCATCAGCGAACTTCGTTTCAGAGAACAGTTTGCAGGCGCCAAACTCCTCTGCCATCTTTACTGAAGCCTTGATCAGATTAAAACTGACAAGCTCCATAATCTTAGCGGCTTCATTGGCAGCTTCCTTGTCGGTATACTTTACGCCAAGATCAGCAAGGTAACCAGCAAGATTGGTGACACCAACGCCAAGACTGCGGCGATTCTTGGCAAAGTTTGCGGCGGCAGGGACAAAGTAGTTCTGATGGTCAATCAGGGAGTCGAGCATTC